AAAAAGAACAAAACGTCGCAGCGTGGGGATGCCCTCAATACGGTAATCAACTGGAAGAACACCACGAACAACGCCTATGACGGGGAGAAGCTACATATGCTGTATCTCGATGAGGCTGGGAAGTGGGAGAAACCTACCGACATACGCGAGGCATGGCGTATAGAGCGTACCTGTTTGATCGTAGGTAAGCGCGTAATAGGTAAGGCGCTGGTAGGCAGTACAGTAAACCCTATGGATAAAGGTGGGGAGGAGTATAAAGGTTTGTGGAATGACTCCGACCCTAACGAACGCAACAACAACGGACGTACACGATCTGGGCTCTACCGCATCTTTATCCCTGCATACGAAGCTCTAGAAGGGTTCTTCGATAAATACGGGAACCCCGTAGTCGATGACCCAGAGAAGCAAATAGAAGGCGTCGATGGTCTCCCCGTAGATCAAGGGAGTCGTAAGTACCTAAAAAACGAACGCCACTCTTTTAGGGACGATCCCTCGGAATTAAACGAGATCATCAGGCAGTTCCCGTTTACCGAGGACGAGGCGTTTAGGGATAGTATCGAGGGTAGTCTGTTCAATATCGGTAAGATATACCAACAGATTGAGCATAATGATAATCTATACCCTAACCCCGTGGTGCAGGGTAATTTCGTTTGGAGAGTAAAGGACGAGGAGGTTGTATTCTCCCCAGACCCGAACGGAAGGTTCCGCGTAGCGTGGCTACCGCCAGACCACCTCAGAAACAAAAAGGCAGACGATCGGGGTAAGCGTATGGCCCCCAACGCACATATAGGTGTGGGTGGGGTTGACTCCTATGACCTGGATGCCACCGTAGACGGGAGAGGGTCTAAGGGTGCGCTGCATATGTACAACAAGTTCAATATGGACGTACCTCCGAATATGTTCGTAGTGGAATATGCTTCTCGTCCAGACCTCGCCAGTATATTTTATGAAGACGTACTTATGTGTTCGTTTTTCTATGGGTACCCGCTTTTGATAGAGAACAATAAATACGGGATAGCAAGGTACTTTGAGTCGAGAGGATATGACGGTTATCTCATGGACCGCCCAGACTATCTGAAAACCCCGAACTCGTCAGCAAACGTAAGAACCAAGGGGATACCGTCGAACTCTCAGGACGTCATACAGTCGCATGCCCAGGCTATCGAAGCGTATATCCACGACCACGTAGGTGTAAACGCAGAGGACGGAGAGATGGGTAAGATGCTGTTTAACAGGACTTTAGAAGACTGGATAGGGTACAAGATAGACAAGCGTACCAAGTTTGACCTTACGATTAGTTCTGGATTGGCCCTTCTCGCAGCTCAAAAAGAGAAGAAAGAAAAACCAAGAGCGAACTTCTCAGACAAGAAATTTATCAGGACCTACACGCCAAAAGCCTGGCACTTGTAGTTTTACTATATTTGCATTGAGTTAAAATAACTCCACTCATTGCAGATGTACAAAAATAATAATAATTCTTCTAGCTTTCCAGATCCATTGGCTACCTCCGACATAAAGGGAGGGCTGGACTATGGGCTGAAATATGCTAAGGCTATATATCAGCAGTGGGGGAAGATAGATAAGCAGGATTCTGTTTACGGGAATCGAAGAAAGATATTCGAGAGGAACCGTAGATACGCAAACGGTACGCAGGACACGGCGATATACAAGTCGTTGCTCACCTCCCTGGACCCGAATAACGGTGACGGGAGTATGCTCAACCTGGACTTCACCCCAGTACCTATCCTACCTAAGTTCGTAAGGATCGTAGTAAACAAGATTCTTTCGCTCTCCCCATACCCAAATCTAGAGGCTATCGACCCGCTCTCTTCTTCCGAGAAGGATAAAGAGCGCCGCAAGCTAGAGATGATGATTGCCGCTAAGCAGGAGCTGGCTAAGATCGAGGAAAAGACAGGGGTAAGCGTAGGGATGAAGACGAAGGATATCCCAGAAACGCTGGAGGAGGCCGAGATATTTATCGGCAATAATATCAAGTCGTCCTCTGAGATTGCTGCTCAGATCGCCACTAATCTTACGCTTGACTGGAATGACTTCAACGATACCACGCTTCGTCGCTGCGTAAATGACCTAGCCGTACTCGGTATGGCGGTTGTCAAGCGAACGAACGACCCTAGCTATGGTATTAAAACAGATTATATCGACCCTATCAACTTTGTCCATAGCTTTACTGAGGACCCTAACTTTAGTGACCTTGTATATGCTGGCAATGTTCGATATATCCCTCTACACGAGCTTAAGCGTATGGCTGGGGATCAGTTTACAGAGGAGCAGTATAAGAAGATCGCCCAGGACGCCCAGAAGAAATACGGGTATGACGTAGCTAAACTCAACCAGTCCTCATACGACAGGGTAAATAGCGTTACGAAGTTCGGGTATGACGAGTACATGATCGAGGTGCTTGATTTCGAGTTCATGTCTGTGGATTGCGAGTATTACGAATCGAAAGAAAGCCGATACGGAAATATCGGTTTCTATTCTAAAGGAGAGAACTACAAGGCCCCACAAAACTCTGTATTCAACAGAGACGTCATGAAGATGGAGAACGCTACGCTGTATGGTGGCAGCTATATCCTCGGTACGGACTTCTTGTTTAACTACGGGAAAAAGCACAACATACCTAAGAATATCCACGATATCTCCAGAACGAATCTTTCGTACTCGGCGTGCGCTACGAACATCCTGGATATGATGCCTAAGTCTATGGTGGACAGCTGTATCGGCTTTGCCGACCAGTTGCAGCTTACGCACCTCAAGATTCAGCAGGCGGTTGCCAAAGCAAAGCCAGATGGTATCATCATCGATATCGAGGGGTTGGAGAACGTACAGCTCGGAAAAGGTGGGGAATTGCAGCCGCTGGATCTGCATGATATCTACGAGCAGACGGGTGTCTTCTACTATAGAAGCAAGAACCCAGAGGGTGGTTTCCAGAACCCGCCAATCAGAGAGATCGGCAATAGCATCCGAAACATCAACGAACTTATCGGGTTGTATAACCACTACCTGAGAATGATTCGTGACGCTACGGGGATTAACGAGGTTATGGATGCTTCGTCACCCAAGACGGATGCTTTGGTCGGGGTTAGACAGCAGGCTCTGGCTGCGGCAAATAACGCTATCTATGACATCACGAATTCGTCTATGGTACTTTACAAGAAAGTATGTAGCGATATCGTGAAGTGTATACAGGTAATCCATCCAGACTCTATTCTGTACCGCATCTACGAGAATGCTATCGGGAAAGAGAATATGAGTGTGCTTAGCTCATTTAGAAACCTGGCTATGTACAACTTCGGTGTGCGCGTAGTGAAGGAGATGGAGGAGGCGGAGCGTCAGTACCTGGAGCAGAATATCCAGATAGCGCTATCTCAGAAAGAGATCGACCTAGAGGATGCTATTGCGGTACGTCAGCTCAAAGATATCAACCAGGCAGAAAGGCTGTTAATTGTTCGCAGGAAAAAGCGTATCGCTATGAACCAGCAGATCGCTATGCAGAACTCGCAGCAGCAGGCGCAGATTCAGCAGGCTTCGGCTCAGGCTACGTCTCAGGCCAAGCAGCAAGAGATGCAGATGCAGGCTCAGCTAAACGCTCAGGAGATGCAACTTAAGATGCAACTCGAAGCCCAGCTTGAAGAGGTGAAGCATCAGTTTAGAAAAGAGATTGAGATGATTAAAGCGCAGGCTACGCTTGGCTTTAAAGAAGACGACAAGAACTTTAAAGAAAAGCTTGAGGTTCTTAAGGAAGACAGGAAGGACGAGCGCGTGAAGAAACAAGCTACAGAGCAGAGCAAACTCATCTCACAGAGACAGGGGGACCGAGGGGAGCTACCAGAAGAATCAGGAGATATTACATCACAGATATTAGGACAATAAGATGGCTAACAAACTTAATTTAGACCAATCCCAGAGAGTAGATATCGTTTGCAGAAAGAACGACACGTTTTCTTTAAAGCTTCAGATTAGCGATGAGAACGGAACTGCTGTTAACTTGTCTAGCGGGTGGAGCTTCAATATGGACGTTCGAACAGCAGATACAGATAACGCACTTGCAACGAACCGAATAATGTCTACTGGAATCACAACCCCTACTGACGGTGCTATTCAGGTTGATTTAATAACTGGTGGTGCTTCTGGGGAGGTTGTGTTCACTTGCTCAGCCGATGATATGGGGGTTGCTGCTGGTCTTTACGTATACGACATACAGCAGGTAGATACCAGTGCAAATCCAGATATCGTAGAAACTATCCTGTACGGTACTTTCCAGATTAACGAAGACATTACGATTACAGCCTAATGGCCCGCGTAAAAATCCAGATAACAACCC